TGGCAAAAGGACCGAAAAAGAAATCGGCAATGAGCGCATAATATGGCATATAGTAAAAAACCAAGTAAAAAAATTAAAGACGCAGAAGAGTTAACGTTAGCAAAAACACAATGGAATGCATACACACGTGCGCGAGATCACGGCCATGATGAATATATACAGATAGCAAAAAAATGCGACGCCTATTATAGAGGCGACCAGTGGGACGATTTTGATATGCAGTCTCTAGATGACCAAGGTCGACCTGCTTTAACTATTAACACTATTCTTCCAACTATAAATGCAGTATTAGCAGAGCAGAGTTCAAAAAAAGCTGACATACATTTTAAACCTAGGGGCGGCGGGGACCAAGAAATAGCCGACGTTCTAACACAGGTTTATGCCTATATTGCAGACTACAACAAGTTAGATTGGATAGAGTCTCAAGTTTTTCAAGATGGCCTTATACAAGATCGCGGATATTTTGATATCAGAATTGATTTTACTGAGCACGTTCAAGGCGAAGTAAGTATAGAAGCAAAAGACCCTTTAGATATTCTTATAGACCCAGATGCAAAACATTATGACCCAAAAACCTGGACTGAAATATTCGAAACAAAATGGATGAGCCTAGACGAAATAGAAGAAACCTACGGACAGAACAAAGCAGATAAATTAAGAATGTTAGCAGAAACAGGTACAACACTTGGCGCTGACTCTATGGAGTTTGAGGAGTCTAGGTTTGGAGATACTGATGAATATAATTACGGACAACAATATCCAGGAGATCCAGAGAACGCACGAATGCTTAGGTCTATTAGGGTTATAGAAAGACAATACTATAAATTAGATGATGCTATGTTTTACGTTGACCCTGTTACTGGCGACAAAAGAAAAGTTCCTAATCACTGGACAAAAAAGAAAAGAGAAACATTTGCAGACGAGTACGCGTTAGAGATTATGGAGAAAAAAATTCGACGAGTCCGTTGGACCGTGACCGCTGACACTGTAGTGTTATTCGATGATTACTCTCCGTATGACCATTTTACTATCGTACCGTACTTTCCGTATTTCCGTAGAGGTAAACCTTTTGGAATGGTACGAAACCTACTATCACCACAAGAACAACTTAACAAGATATCTTCACAAGAATTACATATAGTAAACACAACTGCTAATAGTGGTTGGATTGTAGAATCAGGTTCTTTATCTGGTATGACAGCTGATGACCTAGAAGAACACGGAGCAGAAACAGGTTTAGTATTAGAATTTAATAGGGGCTCTACCCCTCCAGGTAAAATACCACCAAATCAAATACCTACTGGTTTAGATAGAATCGCACAAAAAGCTTCTGCAAATATTAAACAGATAAGTGGGATTGGCGATGCTATGCTTGGTCAAACCAGCCCAGAACTTTCTGGAGTAGCAATCAAAAATTTACAGAATAGCGGATCTTTAATGCTACAAGTACCTTTAGATAATTTAGCAAAGACTAGACAATACTTAGCAGAAAAAGTTTTACACATGATACAGGCTTATTATACAGAAGAGCGCGTAATACAAATTACAGACGAGTCTGATCCATTTAAACCTAGGAACAAGTTAAAAGTAAACCAAATGACTCCTGCAGGCGAGATTATAAATGACCTTACTTTAGGAGACTATGATGTTGTAGTCGGCACGGCTCCAGCTAGGGATAACTTTGATGAGATGCAGTTTGCTGAAGCTATTGAACTTAGAAGTGCTGGGGTACCAATCCCAGATGATTTAATTGTTGAATATTCACATCTATCTCGTAAAGCTGATATTGCAGAAAGAATCAGACAGATGCAGGGCACCGCTCCTCCAACAGAAGAACAAGTACAATTACAACAATTCCAAATGGAATCTCAGATCAGAAGCACGCAGCTTGAGATAGCTAAACTAGAGGCTGAAGTCGCTAGATTACAAACTGAAGCACAGCTTAACCAAGCAAAAACCCAAGCAACTGCTGCTGATCCACAGTTGAAGGTTGCTGAATTACAGAGTAAAATTCAAACTAAGACTGAGGAACTTCAATTACGTGAAAGGTTATCACAACTAACTAACGAAATGAGAAAGAACCAAAGTGATACTGCAGCTGCTGCTAAAATGGCTGCTGCAGCCATGAAACCTACAGGAGGTAATTAATATGGCTAAAAATAAAAAAACTGAAGCCCCTACAGCAGATGACAAGATATTGTTTGACGCTATGCCAGGGTCGGATGCAAAAACTGAAGAAGACGCAAAAGGATTTGAAGTTGATATGAACTTTGACACACCTGACGAAGAAGTAGAATTTCCCAAGGAGGACGAAATTGAAGAAGTCGAAGAACTTAAAGCTGAAGAAGAACCAGTTGAAGAGCCTGAAGAGGAAGCAGAAGAGGAAGTCCTTGAAGCAACAGACGAAAGTGAAGAAGATACAGGAGAAGAAACAGTACTGGCAGAAGATGAAGGAGATACACAACAACCTACTGAACCAGTACAGGAACGACCTGAAGAGCCAAAAGAACCTATGATTCCAAAGTCTAGGTTTGATGAAGTCCTAGCAAAACAAAAAGCACTAGCTAAAAGAGTAGAAGAGTTATCTAACCCTATTGAAAAAATAGACAAAGCTCCAGAGTTCGACTTTGAAGCAAAAGAGTTAGAGTATCAAGACATGATTTTAAATGGCCAACCTACTGACGCTGCAAAAATAAGAGCAGAAATACGAGCAGCTGAAAAACAAACAATGATGTTTGAAGTGCAAAATCAAATGGGCCAGACTGTGCAACAAAGTACAGAAACTATGCGTCTGCAACAAAAAGCAGCCGAAGTTGCAGAGAACAATCCTATTTTAGACGAAGGCAGCCCTCAGTATGATGAAGTTAAAACTCAAGAAGTGTTAGGTTTAAGAGATGCTTATATTATCCAAGGCTATGAAGGCGCAGATGCTTTACAAAAAGCAGTAGATTTATTGATGCCTACTAGTATTGATCCGGCGCCTATAAACGCACCGGACTCTGTACAACAGCAAGTAGCTCAGAAAAAACAAGTAGCTAATACTAAAAATAAATTAAAAGCAGCTGAAAAACAACCACCAGCTTTAAAAGGTAAAAATAAAGTAGAGAAAAAATTTGATGTAAGCACTATGTCAGTAGATGAGTTCGATGCTTTGCCTTCTGAAACTTTAAGCAGAATGCGTGGCGATTTCGGATAAATGGTGGTATATTAAAAATAAGTTCGCACGTAAGAGCGATATCTTACCAGGGTCGTTCCTGTAAAACATACGTATTCGCCCGTCCAAGGCGTTAAATTGACCGGGGTCGTGTCCGCAAATAACGAGAGCGTTATCCCAACGAAATAGGGTACACGGATAAAAGTCGCTCCAATAAGTCGACTGGTTAATAAACATTAATGATAGGAGACTTATCATGGCAAATACAAACTTTGCTGCGTTGACCAGTGAACAATTAACGATCTGGTCTCGTGATTTCTGGCGTGTAGCTAGAAATATGTCTTTCATTAACCAATTCGCGGGTAGCGGATCTAACGCAATGGTTCAGACTATATCTGAACTTACTCAATCAGAAAAAGGAGCTAGAGCTGTATTAACACTTTTAGCCGATATGACTGGTGATGGTATTGTTGGAGACAACACTCTCGAAGGAAATGAAGAGGCACTAAGAGCTTTCGACATAGTCGTAGGACTCGATCAACTAAGATTTGCAAACAGACTGTCTGGTAGACTGGCTGATCAAAAATCAGTTGTGAACTTTAGGGAACATTCAAGAGATGCCCTTGCTTATGCAATGGCTGACAGAATGGACCAATTAGCGTTCCTTACTTTAAGTGGTATTGGATATAACTTGAAAAACAATGGTGGTCTAAGACCGTCAATGAATTCAGGTCAAAATCTAAATGACTTAGCGTTTGGTTCAGATGTATCCGCTCCAACTTCTAATAGACATAGAAGATTTGATGCTACTAATGGTATCGTGGCTGGTGATGTTACTGCAACTGCTGCAGTCGACAAACTAAGCTATGGTGGTATTGTTGATCTAAAAGCTTATGCTAAAGATCAGTACATCAGAGGAATGAGAGGCGCAGGTAATGATGAAACATATCATTTATTTGTAACACCTCAAGTAATGGCCGACCTAAAACTCGATTCAGATTTTCTTGCTAACGTAAGACAAGCTGGAGTAAGAGGACCTGGTTCAAGCTTATTCTCTGGTTCTTCAAGTCTAATGGTTGATGGCATAATGGTTCACGAGTTTAGACACGTGTTTAACACCACTGGCGCAACAGCAGGTACTTCAAGTAATGCTGGAGCTGCTGGGTACAAATGGGGTGCAAACGCTGACGTAAACGGATCTGCATGTCTATTCTGTGGTGCTCAAGCATTAGCTATGGCTGATATTGGTGCTCCAGAGATAGTAGAAGATACATTCGACTACGGGAACCAGAACGGTATTTCAATTGGTAAAATATTTGGTCTTAAGAAGCCTAAGTATCATTCAGATGTCACAGGACAATCTGAAGACTTCGGTGTTGTTAGATTAGATGTCGCATACTAATTGTGGTATATTTTATGGGTGGCTTACTAAAGTCACCCATATTTAAGGAGTAAAATTATGTGGATAAAATCAAAAGAAGACATAACGGTGGCCTCTACTTGGGGTGCAAGCGTGCATCTAGTAGCACACGAGCCAAAACAAGTAGGTCATGATTTAGGACTACTTTGTTTACAAGCAGGTTGTGAAGAAGTAAAAGAAGGAGCAAAGGAAGCTCCGGTCGCTAAAGAACTAGTCGTCGAAGAAGAAGTTGTAGTCGAAGAAGAAGTTGTAGTTGAAGAAGAGTCAATAGATTTAGAGTCTATGACAAAAGTTGAACTAGAAGCTCACGGTCGTACTATAGGTATCGAACTCGATAGACGCAAAAAGAAATCAGATTTAATAGAGGAAATCAAAGCAGCGGAGTAATATATTATGGCAGGGACACTTACAGGCGCTAATTTACTAGCTAGAATTCAGGACACCTTACAAGACACTACAAGTGTTAGGTGGCCAGAAGCTGAGTTAATTAGGTATATAAACGACGCTCAGAGAGAAATTGTAAATTTCAGACCTGAGTCATCAGCAACAACCT